CTGCCGCTGGGCTCATTTTAAAATAGATTGGTTTAAATATTTATAATGAAGATAAACCAATTTATTTTAAAACGTAAAAAAGTATATATTTGGAAAATCAAACAGTTCTAATTAAGGGAAGCTTACAAAATGTTCTCTATGGTTTTAGGCTTTAGATAAAATTTTTCGGCTAGTTTTTGCTCTATGTACTTTTGAGAATACATAAGCACGCCTTTGTAGGTCTTTTTTTGCCATACTTCATGATACTCTTTTCGAATATCATTGTACTTTCTTTTAGTTTCTGGATTTGCTGACATAGGACATTGGGTTACACAAAAATAATACAACTTTGCGTTCGTGTCAAGGGTGAATTTTCAAAACAAAAAAGCCACTCGAGTGAGTGGCTTAAAAAATTGCTATGAAAAAGAAACTCGTTTGAGTTCTGGTATAAATATAGGGAAAATTAATAATATGTTTCTTCCCAAGTTACTTTATAACACTCAGTATCCCAAACAGGGGGAGACCTTGTAAATGTTACTACTCTAATTCCTTCCTCTGAGCCATCATTAAAATATAAGGTTTCACTACTATGATTGGTTTCAATAATCAATCTTTTAAAACGTCTACGTTTTTCCTCCTCTAAATCAAACTCTATACCTAGATCTTTAAGTCGTTTTCTAACAATTTCTTCTTTCTTTTGGGATTGCTCTTTTAATATTTTTTCATAAATCCCATTATATTCTTTATGAAAAGTAGCCATCAAGTCATCATTTTTTTTAGATTCGATTGGAAATTTTGGTTGTTTCATTTTAATTAGTATTAGCTATGGTGTCTATTTCGTAAATCCGAATTACATTATCCCTAGTGGCAGGCGGATTTTTTAAAACATCCTTAGCCACAATTTTAACCGTATATTTTTTAGGTTTTCGACCTAATATATAATCCCAAAAGGATTGCCTTGGAGGATAAAAATCAATTGTTTTTTCTCCTTTTTTTCGGGTTGCTATATAAGTTTTTAAACTTAAAACTAATCCTTCTGACCAATGATTTTCATCCACAAAACGTTCAGTATTCGTAAATATTGGAGGAAGAATTATAGGCTCTGTCCTTAACATTTCTAAATGATATGTTGTGATATTTGAAGTTTTTTTATGTGGACTACCACCTTCCCAAGCTTTTGACATACGTTATTTGTTTAAAATTTCCTTTGCGGTTGGTCTATTTAATTCATGGCTATTGAATGCAAGTATTACGGCTGAGTAAACCATGGTGATCTGGTGTACTTTTAGTGTGAGCCTATCGGTTGTAACTCTAAACTCATATTCTCCTTCAACTTTTTTAGCGCTTACCCAAATTTTTAAATCTCCAATGGTGTAGCATGATTTATAATCTGATTTCTTTTTGTACTGAAAATTTACGGCTATGTTGTTTAGGCAAATTTGGTACACTACTTCTAAAATATTCATGTTCGTTATATTTATTGGTTCAATTTAAATTGTTCTGGTACTTCTTTATCTCCAGGAATACTTGAATAAGTGAACTGAGCTCCTTCCAAAGCTACTTTTGCGTTGTCAATAATATTTTTAGCTACTCCGTTAATTGATTTTGCTCTATCCATTTCTTGTTTTAATTGTTCCTGGCTTAATTCTTCATCTCCCAATCTTTCTAATTGAGCAAATAAGTGATTGTTCAGATCTGTTAGTTTATTTTGTGCCATCTTCTAAAGTATTTAATTTGTTAGTTATTTTATTTATTAAAACCATTGAAGGAATTATTTCTTCGGGAAAAGCATGTATCGAGTTCTTGTACATGTTTTCTGCTCTTGAAATTATTTTCCAGTTATTTGGGTCCGTGTTTTGTTTATTACCATCTACACAACTCAAACAATGATTCTTTGGTAGTTTTCCGTTTATTTGCTCCCAGTTATACAAATGCTTTAATCTGTATTCTCCTTTCTTTATTCTTATTTCTATGTAACCCTCTTTAGTGATTCTTTCGTGTCCGTTGTATTTTGTATTGTGTGGTTCGTGTCCTTTTTGAAAGCGTGAAGCTCTTGTTTTTTCAATCGCTTCTTTAGACATGTATTCAGATTGCTTTCTCCCTTTATTCCCAGGAATACTTCCTTTTTGATAATAGCTTAGGTTTTTATTTCTAATAACTACATCTTTAGGAATCTCTAATCCCCATTTTTTCAAACGCCTCATTATTACGCCATAGGTACTACCGATTTCATCTGCAAGTGATTTAACTGGAACTAAAAGGTACTTGTCTTTTATAATTTGTTCTTGGTCCAATGTTAGTGGTGTGAAATGTCCTTTAGGCATATTTGAGTATTTACAATTAAAATGATAATCCGTTTTTAATAATCCCTTTTTTAGTTATAACCGAATGAATTCCACTTTGGTTTTTGAAAATTTCATTCAGATGTTTGTTTTTATAATATAATCTAGGAACTGTCCGCCATTCATTTACACATGTTTCACATATATCTCCTGAAGAGCATTCTTCTCTGTGAAAAAAGCTTTCAACCAATTTTTTAGATTTTTCTATATCTAAATCTTTAACCAACTCTAAACTAGAATTAAAAAAAGCATCAAATCCGCTTAGAATTGACCCATAATAGAATGGGTATGATTTGACTTTATAAATACCTGTTTCCAATTTTGATTCAATTGCTAGTTTAGAATTTATATATATGTAGTGATCTTCTAAAGTTGGTTTTTCAAAAGTTTGTCTACAAACTCCACATTCCGTATTGAAATCTTGATCATAACAATCATAACAAATCAGTCTATCCTCATCATCAATCACTCTAAAATCATCGTTATAATCTTTAAAGCTATTTCCACATGTATCACAACAGTAATCTTGCTTTACCATGTAGTTCTTTTCTGATTCTGAAAACTCAAAACCATTACTTTCTTCGTAATCTTTTAAAAATTCTACATCCATTTTATTACAGTTTAAAATTACCACCCACCGTGGTGGGTGGCTTGATTATTATTTCTTCTTAATTTTCAGCTTGTATGCTGCGTTTTTGTTGCCTCTATTTTTGTGTTGCTTTCTGTAATCATAATTCTCGTGTTCAAAGCATCTATAAACTGACCCCTGCGACATCTGTAGGGCTTTCATGATGTCTTTTATTGAAACATCTGGATTCTTATGCATTATGACCGCCAATGACGCTTTCTCTTTTAATTTCTCACTTATTCCCTTTGGTCGTCCTCCAACTTTCCCTCGAGCTCTTGCAGAGGCTAATCCTGCTTTTACTTTTTCGTTACTCGCTTTTCTGAAGTACTGGCCAAGAGCTCCAAAAATCATAAAGATCAATTCACCCTCTGCCGTTCTAGTACTCTCTGTGTTAATGAACGGATTTGACAAGTCCTGAAAGTCTATTCCAGTTTCGTAAAAATGCTCTACTAATGTTATTAGGTATTTTAAATTTCTCCCTAATCTTGTCAGATCATAAAAAACAACTTTGTCACCTTTCCTTAGCTTGCTTAGTAGCCTTTGTAATTCTTTTCGATCATCATTTTTGCCTGAATCCTTGTCTACAAAAATGTTTTCTTCTTTTGCGCCAAGTAACTTTACTCGATCTAACTGCATGTCTACATTTTGACTTTCTGTACTAACTCTGATGTAATAAAATTCTTCTCTCATTTTTTAAGATTTTAAATGTTAATACGCATTTAAAATCCTGAGAGGATTTGCAGTTATTCTATGTTATTACTGGCTTTTATATGGTGGTTTCATGCTTTGTTTTCTAGATATTGTTTCTTGTAATTTGTTTTCGTTTTTTCAACAAAAAAGGCTTCCCGTTCCATTAGCTACCCCTAACTAACTTCACGAAAAGCCCTTGTGCTATTCATTATTAAATATTTTACGTCCTAAATATCTTTCTGGGTATAGAAATGCGGTGTTGTTGGTCAAACAATCATTTCTGTAAGTTGGTATGTATGCCAAGGCTTTTGCCTTTTCCACATCGGTAAGGAGATTCCAAAACTTTTCTGCTTTTGCTTTATCTCCTTTTTTGTATGCGTAGGTGTCCCAAAAAACTTTAAAGGAAAGGTCGAGCTCTAAAAGCTGTGTTCTAAATTCTTTGGGATTGAATTCTTTTACCTGTGGTTCGGTAAATGGAAATAGTGGCTGTATATAATCAATGAAGCCTTTAGTTGGACTGAAATTGATTTTAAACTCTGCTAAAATACCTTTTACAGAGTATTTAAACAGCATTGTCTTTTTCGTTTTTTTATGTGTAACCAAATAATTTTTCATATTAACTTTTGATCTAGTTGGTTGATAACTGTCTGTACACAGGCTTTTTGATAGGGAGATTCTAAAAACTCAATCATATCTAAAAGCAATGCTTTTAATGCCCATGCTTGATAGTATTTTAATGATACTTTTACTTTCTTTTTTTGAGTGAACAAACTGGCTTTTTTTATCTGGCTTTTTCTTTTCTTCTCAAATATCTCTGCCAAATCAAAACCAATAGACTTGTAAACTTTTTGCATTTCGGTAAGCGGTAAATTTGGATTGTACATTTGTTGTAATACAAGATCTACCGCAATTAGTCCATCGTTGGTTATGTATATTTCTAATTTCATTAGTGAACTACTACTTCATTATCCATTTTATCGTAATACACACCGTCTGCCTCAAAGGTGGGATTGCCGAGCATTCCCATTCGTAGCTCCGTATCTCCAGAGATGTTGTTGTGGTCTTTCAGAAATTGTAATTTCTCAATGGTTTTATCTATCGTTAATGCCATTATGCTTTGATTTTTTGTTTGTAGATTTCTGAGCAATATTTAATTTGGTGGTAACAATCATCAAGTGGATTATGTTTTACGCCCTCAAAAGCCATATTATCTTTAATTTCTCTCCCGAATGAGGCAATTGTACGCACGTCAAGCTCGTTGTAATGATTCCATGGTATATCCATTTCAAAAACTTCATAAGCTGCCTGTAACAGCCCTAAATCAAACCTTGCCGAGTTTCCCCATACATACACGTTTTCATCACAATAATCTTTTATCCAGTCTGCTAATTTGGTTAGTACCTTTTCTAGCTTATTTCCAGTATTCTCAACAATTACTTTTTGAGCTTCTTTGCCTTGTTTTATCCACCAGACAACGGTATCAAAATCTAATTTCATTCCTGCCTTTTGTGAACTTTCAGGATCTATTGTCTGATGAAATACCAGTCCTGTTTTTCCTGTTGACAAATCAAACTCTACAGCCGCAACGCTTAAAATAATTGCTCCTGGTTTGGTTCCCATCGTTTCGATGTCGATCATTATGTGTTTCATGCTTTTTGGTTTTTCCAACGCACCATATTTTCTAGTGCGATGATGATGTTACTTAATTCGTTATTACTCATATATACAAGAGGTTTGTTTACAGGACATCGTTTTGTTTGTAACCAGGTACCAACTGCATCCATATCGGCAATCCATCTGCCGTTATGGTATTTTGTCCAACCGTATTGCTGTGCTAGGCTTAAAATATACATGTGTGATCTTTTCTTGGCATCAAACAATAAATAGCTTCTGTTGGGTATGATTGGAGAACCTCCCAAACTGATAATTAAAAAATTGGCTTGGCTCCAACTTAGATCCTTGGTAGATCTTTTGGTTTCATCTTCGGTGAACTGACTTACAAGTTCTGCCTTTGCCATTTTATCTGCCTTAATCTCAGTTGGCATAATGGCATGTATTATTTTTATTTGCTGTTTTAGTATTTCGCTCATCGTAGTACCATTGCTCCGTTTTCTAACTTTACCCATTTTTTACCCTCACTTAATTGGTGAGCTTCCACCTCCTTCGCTTTTTCCAAAGCTCTAAGACCTTTTCCCTTATGGTATTGCGTGTTATTCGCAAACTCATTCGTTTCTTTAATTGTCGCTTTCTGACTTTTTTTCTTGTACGTTTTTCTCATGCCGATGTTTTTAAACTGAGAACCTGAAATATAATTTTTTAGGTATCCCATTGTCGTCAATAAATTTCCAACCGCTTACATACATTGAGTTTTGTGTACGTATCTGCGCTTCAAAAATGATATCTAGTCCTTCATTAAATTCATCTGAATTAAACTCATCACGCAAACCGTTTAACTGAATTATATTAGAAGGGTTTAGCATTTGTGTTTTTGCAGATGGCTTTAACAAAGTATTTACCATCTTCATTAGCTTTTTAGAGTTAGCGTCATTACTTGACAAAGTGCCTATGTAATTTTTTATTTTTTCTACTCCTGCGCTTTCGGTACCATCAAACTTAATTGACACGCTGTGACCTATGGTAATACTTGCAGAACCATCTTCTAAGGTAGATGTATGGCTGTCTTGATTTTTTTCTCCATAGATCTGCTGCTTTAAATCTTTGATAACCTTATAATCATCGAACAGGCTTAAGATTTTATGCTCTGTAAAGTTTTTATGATCTATTAGGTTGTCAATGTTTCTATCTACAAACTCACCCGATAATTGTTTAAAGGATTGTTTGGTTTCTTTGGCTTTTTGCTTTTCTGCTTTCTCTTCAGCCTTTAATTGCTCTAAAAGGGCTCTTTTTTCTTCTGGTGTTAATTTTAGTGTGTCTGACATAATATTGATTTTAATTATTGATTTCATCTAATTCTATCCACTTTCCCAAGTCCTTTTCATAGTACCATTGTACTCCGTTATCCCATTTAATTTCTGGGCGTTTCCACCTTATTTCTTTAATGAGATTTCTTATTTCATTAAATTTTTCCTTAGTGGTTTGTAGCGGCTCAACTCCCTGCCTTTCCCATTGGTGCAACGCTATGCATTGGCCACGTGTTAAGATGTTCTTGTTTAATCTGCTAAAACTTATAGCTGTGATAATGTCTGAGGACATGTCTAAGGGCTTATACGGTTGGGAACTGCTCATTGATTTGTTTTTGTTTTAGTTGGACTTGTAGCTTTTCATATGTTCTTTTTTTCTCTAGGAAATTATTAGATCCTGTATTTCTCCGGAGCCATATTTGAAGCTCTGCTATTTGGGTTTCTAGTTTTTTCATATCATCAGCTCATTGCATTTATTGATAAATTGCTTTTTTCCCAAAGTGTCTATTGCTTCCGAAACTGAATTAAAAGTCAAATACTTTGCAAATGCCAAACGGCGACCATGGCCATCGTGAGCTTTTACTATTTCTCTTTTTAGAATTTGCCACTTATCTGTTAAATATTTTTTCTTAATTCTATGGATAGACATGTCTGAAGTATCATAATCTGCCGCTATGGATGCCAAAGGCTCGTTTTTCTCTAAGCGGTCTAAAATATCCTGTATATCGGCTTCTTTAATTTTTGAGTGCTTTCCTCTTTTTCTTTTTTTAGTAACATTGTTACTGGATCCCCAGTATAAATTTGTGTAATGATCATTGTGGGGGTTGTGGTCTTTTCTGCGAGTCGTTTGCATTCTGTTTTCTCGCATTCCATGCCAACACTCACAAATTAATTTTGATAACCTGTGTGTCTTATTTCTAAAGCTAACCACCTTATAAGGGTAATTGTCTCTTCCTTGCTTTTGGTAGCTTTTTACGTTCAATTCCTTTCCCTTGTAAATAACAATAGTACCATCTTCATTTAATTGAAGTTCTTCTAAAATGGGATGTGTTTTAAATTGCATATTAATTCAATAAATAGTTCGTATTTGTTAACTCTTCAGTATAGGAAAGTGATATATTCCTTTTAGCCGCTATTATAGTATCGAACATGATAGGCCTCGGATAATTAATAATTTTAGTCGTGAACATATCGTATAGATCGTCAATTTCATGTTGCAACACCTTATTTTGTCGTTTTTCTGCCTCGAATAAAAACAATTCTTCTTGCTTGTTGTACTCACGTACAAACCAGTTACACATGCCTTTATTTATCAGCATTAATTGTAAGTGCCCCGTAGACATTGCATGCATATTGCACCAGTCTATATAGGTTTGAATTACCGTTCTTTGATAATTCAGCTCTGTCATATTTAAAATTTCAACTATCTTGTTTTTCATAATTTCTAATTTATATCTCCCCAATAATCTGCTACTCCAAGATCCCAAATGATATAATCTTCACCGCCTCCGAATCTTGACGTTATAATTGCCTTATAGCCCTGTATCCAAATTTTAACATCGGCATCGTATCTTACAAACCCTGCCAAAGATCCTTTTGGATGTTTCCCCTCTGCATGTGAAATAAAAATGAATAGCTTGTCTGGAAACTCTTCTTTTAGGCTTGTGTATTCACATTTTTTTAGGTCTAAGTATTGAAGGGAATCAATAATGATTACATGTGGGCTTTTGTGTGCTCGTAACCTATCTTTTAGATCTTCGAACGGTTCTCTATCTAAAATTGAAAATTTGCTTTTTACCGACTTCATGTTAGATCGTTGAACAGCTAATGCAAAAGACTTTCGTGCGCCCTCTTCAAGAGTGTTGTACACAACCTTTCCGAATGTTGTAAGGTATCTAGCTAATTGCAATGCAAAATTGGTTTTGCCGTTTCCCGAATGTCCCCATACAATCCAAACTCCAGACATTTCTGGAATACCGAATGATTTTTCCCATTTCCCCTCAAAACTCATTTCTTTGAACTTTTTCTTTAAAATCTGGTCTACTGAGACAGCACGTTTAAACGCCATTTTATTGCTCTTTAATCGTTTGTAATTAGTTCCTCTGCTCTTTTCAATTCTGCATGTACTTTTCGCTTTACTCTTCGCATGTCGTTCTCACAATCATTGTAAATTCGTTTGATAACTGCGATTGATTTTACGCCGTTTGCATGGCAAATTTGCGTAACATCTGTAATGTCTGGCTCGTCTAACTCAATGAATTTTCTGCCTAACCGAGACAGTATTTCTTTGTAGCCTTTTCGGTTTAAAACAATTCCTCTTTTTATCCGTTTGGATAAGTGATCTGTGGCACACATTACAATACCACAATGATCTTCTAGCTTGTTATAAAGTGTGATAAAGAAATACAGTACCTGGTCTGATAATTTATCTGCTTCGTCTAAGATGATAAGTGCGCAAAAAGTAGATTTTAATCTGCTCTCAACCTCTCGCATCATTTCGGTAACACTCATTCCAGAAGCATCACGCCCCATGGCTGTAAGTAGCTCAATTAAAAAGTCTTTCTTTTGCCAGTATTCATTGCAACTTAACAAATAGGCTTTAGGGTTGTTTTTTACATACTCTTTAGCCGCATGAGATTTACCCGTTCCTGCTTCGCCCGTGTATGCCATTACTAAGGAATTTTCTTGTGCATCTGTTAGGTACCTTGTAACCTCTTTGTACACATTGGTTTCTACCGTTTCCCAGGCGTTTTTATTAAAGCCTATTTGCGATGCGATGTTTTTCCACATCTTGTCATTAATCTTGTCCCATTTGTTGTTTGAAATTTGGGAAATGGTACCAGACGACACGTTTTGAAGTGTGTTTGCCGCTTGGTTCTGACTGTCGTACCTACTTACATAATTTTGTAGGTGTAATTGAATTTGTTTTTTTGTGTTTGTGTCCATAACTTTGAACCTGATTTTAATGAGCTCCGTTTTTATTTCTTCTCAGGGAATTTTCGGGGCTCTGTTAATATTTAATATTTACTGTATTCGTCTTGAATTTCTTCAAGCTCTGTTGTATTCGATATCTCTTTTTGAATTTGACCAATATTGGTTTGCTTTGCTTTTTTCTGGTAGGTGCTTTTGATACCCGAAATTTTAGGTCTGTGAAAACCTTGTTGTTCTGCAGATGCTCCGTGCATTTCTAAAATGCGTTCCATTTTATTATATCCTTCTACACGTAGGCGTTTGTTTTCTTTATCAACCTGTGCAATAAAGCCTGCCTCCCAATCTTCTTGCTCTTGTTTATTTCTATGTACTAGTACTTTGGTTTCAGCGGCTTTTACAAATCTTAAGCCTAAAGGAGTTTGCTCGTATAAGTACACAAGGCTCATATCTTCAGGGTCAAACTTTACAATGAATTTTTTGCCAATGTTTTCACGGAGCCATTCAATATCAGGAAACTTATCATCTCCTATTTCGCCATTGTACACCATGTACTGGTATTCTTTTTTCTTTTCTTTAAACCATAAACCTCCTGCGGTTAATGTGTTTGGTTTTTCACGAGTAATCCAAAACAGATCTACCATATCCCACTCTTTAACTTCTGGAGTTT